ACGGTAGAGTGTCTAAAAATGGCGACACAATGATCGGTTCGCTAACTGTGCCTAGAGTTTCTACCGGTAACGTGGAATCGTCAGGTTATTTAAATGTTAGTTCAAATAATGGGGTTGTTTTTTATAATAAAGGGAATTCTGCATATACAGCCATCTTGTCAGAAAACGGGCTAGACATAAAAAAAGCTGTCATGTCACATGAGGGATTGAAGTCCGATCATCTTGGGTACGGTGGTTATGGCTTGCAATATAATTACTCAGCGCCATTTGAAGTTATTGAGGCAGCCGCCAATAGCGTTGGCACATTTTACCCTTTCATTAAAGGGAAAGTGATGAGTAGAGGTAATAGCGGTGCTGCTTTTTCGCTTGGTTACACGACAAAACAAACTGGCTACAACGAGTACGGCAATTTCGGACGAGGCGTAATTAATCTAGTAGAGGATAATGGCAGTTTCAAAAATTGGGAATTTGAACACACAGGAGTTTTTCGTTCAGCGGGTGATGTAATTACTGGTAATGGTAACTCCTTAGATTGGCACACCCACGTATTAAATAGCTTGATAGGCGGTATAACATCTTCGTCATACGGTTCACATTACCAAGGTGCTGATGTCTTTAAAATTAAGCAAAATAGATTAATGATAATCAGGATGCAGATTGGAGTTGTGAACTCATCAGGTGACTACTACTTACCCGAATCTTTTGATGGTTCGGCCAGTGTAATAGCTATTGATTCTGGAGGCGCGGTTAATCCAGTTGGGGCGTTCTTCAAAGGCGGTAATTCTGTTTATATATCAGTAACCAAACCAACAAATGTGACCGTTATTGCAATAGGAGTTAAAAATTAATGTTAAAACAATTCAATATAGCGACATTATCATTTCGAGACCCCGTAGGTGATGAGGACGGATGGATTAATATAGCGACACAAGCACAGATTGACGAGATTTCAGCGAGCATCACAAATGGTGGTGCTGTATGGGTGGAAAATGGCGAAATACGCTGCTCTGGTAAAGCACCAAGTGAATTCTACGTTTTTGATAGAGAGACAAAACAGTTTGTTATCTCAAAAGAAAAGCAGAAGGCTCTTTTTTCTAAAGAAAAAGAGGCTTTATTGAATAGACTAGCAAATAAAGCAGATGATATTAAAACAAGTTTGCTTGTTGGTTATCCTCAAACCGAAATTGAAAGCTTTTACCGACAAGAAAAAGAGGCTTTAGCGTGGAAAGCTGATAATAAAGCTGATACACCAATGCTTAAGCAAGTCGCAAGGGTTCGTGGCGTTCCTTTTGATGTGTTGGTTGAGAAAGTTATCGAGAAAGCATCGCAGTTTGCAGTTGCTATCGGTTTGATTATTGGGCAAAGACAGGCGTTTGAAGATCGCTTGCTTGCCACGAAAACATTAGAAGAACTCACCGCACTTGAAAAGGAAATTGAAGAATGGAAATTCCAAACAAATTAAAGCTCTACGCTTATCACAATTTAATCGCTCTCGACCAGTTGTTCAACGCCTTAACTGGTGGCGCAGCAGACGAAACATTATCAAGTCGCACCTATCGAGGTGCGATTTTAGTTTCCAATCCAAAGAAACGATGGGTAATTATTCATAAAGTAATCAATTTCCTATTCTTTGACAAAAACCACTGTAAAGATTCATACGAAAGCGAGTTAAAAGGCAGACAGCACGATAAACGTTTCAGTCAAATGCGTAAGGGGGCTTAAATGTCAGATACTGATATTGTTCTTTATCGTGGTGATGATGAAGAGCGAAGAGTGCGGATATATGAGAAGCAGCAAGACGGGGAGCTTAAACCATACGACCTAACCAATATTAAGCGGTTAGATTTGTGGGCGAAAGTGCGAAGTCATACTGTAATTTCTCTATCTAGCACGGATGAGACTATTAAGGTCGTAGATGCTGAGAATGGCGTAATTTTGCTTAAATTTAACCACGATTTAACAAAATACGCTATTTGGTCAGAAGCCAACTACGATTTGCAAACAATATCTAATGCGGGGGCGGTAAAAACGGTGATTAGAAACGCACTTTTTAAACTAGAGGGCGATGTCACACCGCAACCGAATGAAGATGACGTGTAAAGATGAATTAGTAGCAATTATTGAGCCGCCTCAAGATATTGAGGTGGTAATTGAAAAGGTCGAAATTATCAAATTAGATGATGGACAATGCGACCAGAAAATCCCAACTCTCGAAGAATTAAAAACTTTTTACAACATAGGAGCTTTATAGCATGGCAAGACCAGAATTTCACCAAACACTCACAGAATTTGCTGAATTTGTGGGGATGAAAGATAAAGAGATTATCAAATTAATCGGGGCAATGCAAAGCCTGAGCACAACCCAGAAAGATACGATTGTTGGCGCAATCAATGAGATGAATCAGCGAATCAATAGCCTATCAAGCAATGCGGCTGGCATTAATGACAGTGCGACTAACGAAACCTCAACATTATCAGCTAAGAAAATTCTTGAGCTTTTAAATCAAGCGAAAGCAGATGTCAAAAATGAGCTTTTAGGAGGACAAGTTGATGCAAGCATTGACACAATCAAAGAGCTTGGCGATCTGTTGAAGAACATTCAAACAGGTGAAGATGGCTTAAATAAATTGGTTCAAAAGATCACCCAAACCAACCAATCTTTAGCATTGCTTGTTGGGAAGTTTACTGTGCTTGACGGCATCGACCTAAAAGAAGCTTACAATCGAGGTTACAATAAATAATGACATTTCAAGCGAATATATCAGAATTCGCTGAATTCATGGGAACTGAAATTAAGCGGATTGAAAAGAAAATTCCAGATAGTGGAAGTGGTGGCAGTAGTCAATCCAGTGATTCAATGATAATCACTGGAAATGGACGACCAGATAAACCTGAAACAACGCAAGGCAAGATTACAGGAAGAGAGCCAAATGGTGCTTTCTATAACTCAACAAATGGTGCTGGAGTCGGGGCTTATTTGTGGCAGAAACAAAACAACAAATGGGTTATTATCTCTGCTGATACTGGCGATAGACGGATGACAAGAGACTCCGTAAATATTAAGCAAGGCTATGTATCTCTAAGACGAGTGAATAATACCGTGGAGTGTACTTTTACTGGTGGCTCATGGGGTTCTATTTCTTTTTACGGAAGTGGAACAACAGGATTTGTGCGGAAAAATCACGCAAAAAGAATGGATATTTTACCTCGCCAAAAAATACCTTTCGGATTCCGCTCCAGTGTACCTTTTATGCTTCCTTTTTATAGCGATGAAGGTGAAAACGTGGGAATGGTTTATGTTGGCAATATATCAGACTCCAACTATATTGAGTTGAGGTTCAAAGATAGTGTGCCAACACAAGATCTTACTTGGATGAGGTTGCCAATTATCAACTGGATAACACCCGATCCATACCCAGAAACACTACCTTAATCTAGAAGTTCAGCAACTTCTTCCATGTTCGGGGCGTAATAGACATTCTGTAATATACGGATGTCTTTATGCCCCGATATTTTCGCCAAAGTCATCACATCGACCTTTTTGGCTAACCTTGTTAAAGCCTCTCGTCTTGTGTCGTGAAAGTGCAAATATTCTCGGTTAGCTGTCTTTTTCAGCTTTCTGAACGTTGCGTCTAGAATATTTGACTTCACTTGAAAACAAGTTTCGCCTTGTTCTATTTCATCTCTTAATCTTTCCAGTATTCTCACTGCATTTTTTGAAAGCGGAACAGTGCGAGAAGAACCGTTTTTAGTCATTGGCAAATAAGCCGTCTTTCTCTCTAGGTTTACATTATCCCAAATTAATCCGCATATCTCACCAGCTCGCATCGCTGTTTCAATCGCAAACAATAAGGCGGCCCCAGTTCTTGCCTTAGCCGTTTTTAAACTCTCGCTATATCCGCTAACTTTGACTATCTCGTCAATATCTTCTTGTGTAAATCTTTGCGTTCTTGGCTTGCTTGCTTTTGGCTGTTGCAATCCAACCATAGGTGAAGATTGAATATATCCCCATCGCTCCAGTGCAACTTTGAATATATGCCCAATAGTGGACAGTTCTCTGCGAACACTTTCGCCCTTAACGGTTTCCAATCGCTCTTTAATCCATAGCTCTAAATCCTGCCTTGTTACATCTGAAATATATTTATCAGTGATAGGGTGGCGTAGAAAGCGAGTTAATCGGTTGAATTCGTGCTTTTCGCCTCGTTTTGTAGGTGTGATTTCATTCAGATACCGCTTAATTACATCAGAAAATAAAGTTTCTGGCTGTAATCCTTTAGCTTGTAACTCTATCCTCTTTTCTTCTTCAGCTCCCCACAAAACAGCCTCCGCCTTTGTGGAGCAAGTTTTAGACTTTCTTATGCTGTCTCGATAAATTTCTACACGCCATTTCTCGCCACGTTTTCTAACCGTTGCCATTTTTCACACCTTTTTAAAATATAAGTCGCCACAAATTAAACCGTCTGGCGTAATTTTGGCGTAATTGGTGCATAAAAATATATAAAAATACATAAAAACTTGCAATACTGGATAAGATTAAGAGAGTAGGAAAGTTTCGGCTTGAAGCTGTAAAGTGTTGATTTTATT